CGGCTGCGCGAGGTGTGATCGATTCCAGCGTGCCTACAACGTCGCCAGTCGGCCCAGCGATATTAGTAGCAAAACTAGAAAATTGGACCGCGAACGCGTTAAAGTCTGTTTGCGATAAACCTAGATTACCGGCTGCTGCCGCACCCATAGCCTCAAGCGACTTTATAGCGTCTGAGCCTAAGTCGCTATATGTAACCTGCAAAGCGTTTAGAGACTCGCCTAGATCGCTGGCCGCACTAATAGAGTCTTTGACAAAACTCCCAATACCAGCCGCGGCAAGAGCTCCACCGACTACGCCAGCAACTTTACTTATAGTGCTGCCAAAACCACCGCTAAAACCCTTGCCAGCATTTTCGCCGGCCTTTTTGCCAACGTTGCCGACACCGCCCATTTCCTTGGCGACTGCCTGCTGAAAGCCTTTAGCAACGGGTATAAGTGTTACGTAGGCGTATGCCTGTTCTGCCACTTAAGGCCTCCATCTCGTGCGCGAGCCAAAATATCTCTACTGTCGCGTCTAATCGTGCCTTTACGTGACGAATTCTTACCGTCAGGCCAGGGACGCGGATAAGGTTTAGGTTTACGCTTCGAGTGCACCTGCGCCAGTAAGTCATAAGTAGCGGCTTGCGTTGCCCACTCAAAAGAGACTGGGTGTTGCCACTTGTTAAAACTCACCTGGAGCCAAGAGCTCGGATCGCGCAACAATACAGCGACCAGGTACACAATCTCCGACCACGGCACAGTAGTACCCAGGTCACCGAGACCTAAACCAAAGCGGTGTCTAAAGTCATAAACAAAAGCGGCTTTATGGTCCTCGATCAGCTCGAGGACCGCAATTATTCCCCCAGTGCTACGCCACCCGTCCAAGCTTTCATATGCTTAGCAAACTCAGACAGTGGTAGCGAATCCAATACGGCAAGGTCTTTAGAGTCCAAAACGTTCTCAAGGATAAACCAAGTCTGGTCCTGCTCTGTCTCGTGACGAGCCTTACGCAATACACCGACTGGCATATCGTTAAAGGTTGGTAGCTCGACTTTTTTACCCTTGTGCTCAATTACGTAACTCATAGCGGCGTTACCTTTCGTAGATAATGTAGTAGCGGCTCAGTGGGGAGCGTCGGGGGTGGCAGACACCCCCCACCGAATTTAGACCCTCTAGGCCGCCGCAAGAAACCTAGAGGGCACTCTTACTAGGCCTCGAGGACAGAGAACCACTTAGTTGCAACGTCAGAGGACGCGTCAGCGTAAGCGGTAATAGTCACGTTGTAGCCAATAGCTTCACCAGAGGCAAGCGTGCGCTCACCAACCGAGGTAATTTCACCAGCGGGAATGTAGATACGCTCCACAGCCGAGCCGTCGATAATGTCCACAACGAATGACTGGCGGCCACCGGTAGCGCGAGGGTTAACACCCAGCTCACCAGAGGTAATTGCAGAGCCATAGTAAAGCTCCAGTACAGCCTCGCTCGTCTCAATAAAAGTCATATCGAGAGAGTAAGTACCGTCAGAAACAATCTCGCGAACAAGCGAGCCGTCCTGCCAGGCGCGAATCTGCGAGGTCGACTTGTCGATAGCCTCGGTAATACCGTCAGCGGAAACATAACCCAGGTCGACAAAAGCTGCGTCGAGGGCGCTACCACTTGCGGTAGGTGCAGTAGTACCGGTAGGTGCGACATACACGGCACCGGTAACGGCTACTCTTACGTTGTCAGAGTCTAAAGCCATTATTTCATATCCTTTCGTTAGAGGTTAGTACCTCTATGGTCTACGGCAAAACGCATAAATCTACGTTGGGCCTTTAGGTCGGTCACGTCCTGAATAGAGCTCTCTGGGACAACGTCAACGATAGGGTTACCATCGGGTAGATCGTCAAAGAGAGCCATAACAGTACGGGCCAAAGTTTCTGCGTTAGCGTATGACGTCTCGTATACGTTCACGCCAATACTGTCGGTCATAATCGTTTTAGACCGGCGTGTGCCACCATCTCGGCGCAAAATTACTTGTGAGGTTGTGTCGTCAGCGAGTACACCGACGCGAGTAGACGTAAGCCCCTGAGCTGTCAAGCCCGTGGAGATACGGCTGACAAGGTGGGCCATAATGTCGCTAAAAATAACTGCGTCAGCCATTAGCTACTCGCTCCCCTCGCTCGGCGCGGTTTATTAGTCTTTACTTTGTAGCCGCGTTGCCCACCAGATAAATCGAGAGCGCGAGCCAAGTCGCCAGTGTTAGCCTCGTCAAAGTCTGAGCCACGAGAGACCTTAGCGCGGGCACGACGCCCATTAGTCAAAACTTGGAGCTCGCTGCCTGGTAGGGCTGACTGTACTCGACGCATACGGTTACGCAACTCAGAGGCGATTTCCTGGGACCTGAGTAACTGACCCATACCTTTAAAGTTTAGTTTTACCGTGCCACCGCCGCCAGGGATTTTAGAGCTACCCACGGTCGATCTGCCTTTGCAGGTTTACCACCGTGCCAGGGCTCCACGAGCCAAGCCCGTCGCGCCAATCAAAAGCCTCGCCGTCTTGCTCGTACACTTTGCCACGAATTGTAAACGTGTCATCATCCTGGACATCGTGACCAGAGGGCAAGTAGATAGTCAGACCGTCGGTGAGGACAATCTGATCTGCGTCAAAGTTAGTACCAGACACGCGAGCTGAAACGATAGCGTTTACAGTCGACGTAGTCGTAGTGAATACGGGCTGACCGTAACTATCTACCGAGGTCGAACTTCGTCGGGTTTGGGTAATAGACTCCATAGTTACCGTTTCCAATCGTCGACGCGGACCTAAAAGTTTTCTCGCGGTAGTAGTTAGCCACCTCAATATCAGCAGGGCTCATAAGCACCTGGCGTCCCACAGCCCAGTTAGCGTAAGACTGTGAGAACGGGCCCACGCTCTGCTGCTGAATACCAGCCGCGGCGTCAGCGGGAATAAGCAAAGTACGCACGACCATACCGGCAACAACCGCGACAACATCGTCAGGGATAGTGTCAGAGCCGTGGTCATAATTGACAATTACAGGACTATAAGAGCCCAGCTCGTAAATAGACTGAAACCCGTCATACGTGTAGTCAAGCTCTACACCGTCAATATCGGTAACACTATTTATTTCGATCACTGGGCGTTGCACGAGACGCACTACACCGTCGCGAGGGAAAAGTCGCACAGTGGACTCTGAGACCTCGAACTTTTGGACGGCACGTTGCACAAACATAGCGGACGCGTCAGACAACCACGCGGTAGCCTGTGACGTCTCACCTGCGGTCAAAGACCGACCCAGGCGTGCCTCGACGTCGGCAATAGTAGCTAAAGCCATTAGTAGCCTCTCGTATAAAACTTTGTGCGGCGTAGAGGGAGTGGCCCGTAGGCCACCCCCTCATCGCATTTACTTACTGGTATTAGCCAGAGTAGTAGCTGTAAACAGCGTCAGACTTGAGCACCTTCGCACCGTACACGTTCAGACCGCGGACAATGTCCGAGAACTTAGTGGGGTTACGCAGTGACTCGAGCGACTGAATCTGGTTGACAAACGCAACCATAGAGCCGTGGTACGCGATCGCTCCAACGCTCTGAGCGTCGGTAGCAACCAAAGCGGTCTCTACAACGGTGAATCCGTACAGACGTCCGATAACACCGTTACGCAGTTCGGAGTCGTTACCGGCGACAGAAACGTCGTCGAGACCCTGAATGAGCAGGTCGGCAAAGTCGGGCGACACAGCCAGGTAGCGGTTGGAGGCTGGCACCTTTGCGTTACCCATAGCGGTACGCATAGCGCGGACACCGGTAAGCGCCTCGGCTGAGGTGTCAACCACAATCGAACCTGAGTTGGAGTTGGTTGCACCGGCGAGCATCTGGTCGAGAACGTAGTTTTCTGCGTCCTCGGCAAGTGCGCGACCAGCGGAGTCAACCCAGGGGCCAAACTCGCTAGAAGCCTGCACCTTGTCCACGTCGTCAACGTTCACAGAGAACGCCTTTTCCTGGTCAATGAGCAACTGTACTTCGGTGTCTGCCAGAGCCTCGGCCGTAATGGTACGGGTGGCGCTGTAGTCAGCGATAGTAGGAGTGGTTGCGTTAATAATGTGAACCTTGTTACCAGCGCGAACCTCACCGGTAAAAGCGTTGTCGAGGGTAGGGATTACCACCTGGTTAGCGATAAAAGACTGAGTAACACCAGCCGCCCATACCTCTGGGATAAATTGGTCAATAGCCATTATTAGCTATCCTTTCTTGTTTATGATTTCCCCATAAGAGAATCAAGCCGGCCGTCTTTACGGGCCTGCAAAATTTCCGCCGGGGTCATACCGTTTAACTCGTCGCGCGAACGAATCTGCGCGAGCGAATTCTTGTTACCTCTAGCTCCCTGACCCAGATCGGGTTTGGGTGCCTCGGTTTGCGTACTGTGAGTCTCCACCCACGTCGCAATAGCGTCGCTGTCAATATCGCCTGAGTCGTCAATAAAGGCTGTTTTATCGAACTTAAGAATTGCGTCACCCTCAAGGGCACGCCCTTTGAGAGAGCTCTTAAGCTCTGCCTCTACCAATTTCTCGGCAAACTCCAAACGTACCGCACGTCTCGTGTCGTCTTTAGTCTGCTCGATTAGCCGCTCTGTATCACTGAGTTGCGCCTTACGTACCTCGTCAAGCTCTTTCGAGGCTTCGGTGTACGTTTTGCGTAGCTCTTTCAGCTCGGCTCGTTGCTTGGCTAAAGTTTTGACCAGAGGGTGATCGTCTGGCAACTCAATAGCATCTGGCTGTGCCTCCACTGTCTCAGTCTCGGCGTTATCGTCTACAGCGTTTTCTATTGTTGTTTCGTCTTGCGACATAGGGGTTACCTTTCCGTCTCGGAATAGATAGGACTCGTCTCGAGCCATAACCGACCAGGGTGGCCGGAAACTTAAATATCGTTAGGACCTGTAAAGGCCTGGTCGCGCCAGGTCAAAGTCGGACCGTACTCGCCGTGCTCTCGCGTGGCAATAATCTCTGTAAAGTCAGCTAAGCGAACGTTGTCGTCGTATTGGACGAATTTACCTATGGCCGCATCTCTGGCCTGTGCGTCAGAAACGCCTAGCTGTGTTTGTAAAGCCTCGTGGATACTGTCTAGCCCGCCCTGGTCTATAACCTGACCTGGGTCAAAGTCGCCGTAGATAGGCTCCTCGCCACAGTCACAACCAGGGTGTATCGGCTTTAGGTTATTGCGCGTGTAGCGCTGTGTCGACGCGATAGCGCATAGAGCGCAGTTCTCCGACCCAGTCAAGACGCGCCGGTAACCGACAATATTGTTATTTCCCTGGCGTTGCTTTAGCCCAGCCTGTCGACTAGCGAGTTGCACGTCTGTCTCTGCAATAGAGGACGCTCTGGCGGCACCGCGCTTGATCGCATCCGTAAAGAGCGCGTTGGCGGACAAAGCTGTATATAGCTCCACAAAAGGCCTGCGGTAAACCTCTTGCGTACTAGGCCCATTACGCAAAACCTCATCCGTGAGGTCAGACGATCGTGTGGCGGCTGGTGTAAAGCT